GACGAGCGCCGAGGCACGAGCCGCCTACTGCAAGCTGCTCGAGGCGCGGATCGAGACGCTGCAGAGCGTCCAGCCGAAGGTCGGTGTCGCCGCGTCCAAGCTCGGCGGACGTCGGGCGCAGATGCCGGAGGAGGAGAAGCAGGAAACCGCCGAGGACCCGATGGTCCCGTCGGAGGACGAGGAAGAGGAAGAGGATCCGGCGAGCGATCCGGTCTCCGCCTGGGACCTGGCGCTCGCGCGTGAGGTCAAGGCGTGCCATGGCGATCGCGTCAAGGCGACCCGCAATCTTGCGCGGCGGCACCCGAAGCTCCGCGCCGCCATGCTCACCGCGGTCAACGCTCGCGCCGGCCGCCGCCCGCGCTGACGCACGTCGCTCGGAAGTCGGATCCGATTCGTCCGGCGTGAGGCCGGCCACACCTGTCACGAAGGAATCAAGTCATGTCCGGATACATCGATGGGCCGATCCGCAGTTTCGTGGCGGACGAGGCCTTGGAACAGTACCGCAACGTCAAGATGGACGCGGACGGCAAGGTGACCTACGCCGACGCCACCGACGACTACGACGGGACCACGACCCGCGAGGCGTTCGCCGCCGGCGACAGCGTGCCGGTCCGCCTCCGTGGCGCGTCGGGGACCGCGTTCATGACCGCCGCTGCCGCGATCCCGGCCGGCGCGTACGTCTGCGCCGCGGCCGACGGCAAGATCAACGGACGGGGCAGCAAGCCGATCGGCAAGGCCCTCGAGGCCGCGAGCGGCGACAACGCCGTCATCGAGGTGCTGCCGATCGATCTGCCGGAGACCTGGATGCCGACCGGGGCGCCGCAGGCGCTCAGCGGCGCCGGGGCCGTCAACGTTACCTCGTTCCGCACGAACTGGACGACCGGCAGCGCTCAGGCGGGCACGCTCGCCGACGGCACCCGCGTCGGGCAGCTCAAGCACATCCAGCTGATCGTCGACGGCGGCGACGGCACGCTGACCCCCGCCAACTTCGGCGACGGCACCACGATCACGTTCGCGGATGCGGGGGACTTCGCCCTGCTGCGCTGGGACGGGGCCGAGTGGTGGGTCGTCGCCCTGGGCAACGACGCCGACGGAGCGACCGCTCCGGTCGTCGCCTGATCGCACCCGTAGCCGGCTCCGGGGGGATGTGGCCACTGAACCCCGGGGCCGTTTGTTGACACGACGGAAGCATAGCTACGGGAGATCGAGAGAGAGCTATGCCCTCGCCTGCAAGTTCGCTGGCGACCCTCCGGCCGGACCTGGTCGGATCGTTCACCGAGTTCGACCTGGCGATGAACCAGGCGGGCTTCATCTGGAATCAGGTCTTCCCGATCATCGACGTCGCCAAGTCGTCGGGTCAGTTCGGGAAGATCCCGATCGAGCAGCTGCTTGAGACGCGCGACACCCGTCGCGGCCCGGGAGGCAACTACTCCCGCGGCGACTGGACGTTCGTGCCGGCCACCTTCGCCACGGAGGAGAACGGTGCGGAGGAGCCGATCGACGATCGCGAGGCCGAGATCTATCGCGACTACTTCGACGCGGAGCTGATGGCGGCGCTGCGGGCCCGGCATGCGGTCATGCAGAACGCCGAGATGCGGTGCGCGGCGAAGGTCTACGACACCTCGGTCTGGAGCGGCGCGAGCCTGTCGACCTCGCTGTCGAACGAGTGGGACGACTTCGACAACGCCACGCCGATCGCCGACATCGCGGCCGCGCGGCTCAAGATCTGGGACGGCTCGGGACTGTGGGCCAACGCCCTGATCCTGAACAAGAAGCAGTTCCTGAACCTGCGCCGCTGCGGTGAGATCCTGGAGGCGATCCAGTCGGGCGGTGCCGGCTACAGCTCGGTGCAGGGCGAGGTGACCGCCGAGCTGGTGGCGCGCGTGCTCGATCTCGATCGCCTGATCATCGGCGGCGGGGCGAAGAACACCGCCAACAAGGGACTCGCCGCCTCGATCTCCCAGATCTGGTCGGACGAGTACACGCTGCTCGGCGTGGCCCGCACCGCCGCCGACATCCGGACGCCGTGCATCGGACGGACGTTCCACTTCTCGGCGGACGGATCGGACCCGACCGGCTTCCTGGAGACGTATCGCGACGAGACGGTCCGCAGCGACATCGCTCGCTGCCGGCACGACGTCGACGAGGTCGTGCTCTACCCCGAGGCGGGCCACCTGCTCTCGAACGTGACGACCTGATCCGCCGAGGGATGACATGGGAAGCGCCTGGCAATCGGCGAGCCTGAGGAGCGGCGTGCCGGCTCTCGTGCGAACGCACGGCGAGACGGCCGTCTACTACCCCGCAGGCAACACCGAGGCCCGCCGGAGGACCGCCGTCATCCCCGAGCGGCCCCCCTTCGAGCCGATGGCCGGCAGCGACCAGGTCGCTCCGGCCCTCGTGCTCAAGGTCCCGAACACCACCACGCGCGGCATCGCGTCGCACGAGATCCAGGAGGGACTCGATACGATCCTGGTCGCGGTCCGCAGCGGCGAGACGCCGACCGTCCGGACGATCACGGCGATCGTGTCGCACAACGCCTCGTTCGTCCGGATCCAGGTCCAGTGACCGCACGTGTCACGTACTCGAAGGCGCGGTTCGAGCGCTGGCAAAAGAAGCTGCGCGACACGGAGGACAAGACCAAGGTCGCGATGGTCAGTGCGGTGAACGACACGCTGCGGCAGGTCCGCAGCCTGGCGAGTCGCCGGTTCCGATCGAAGATCGCCCTGAACAAGGAGTTCGTCGACAAGCGGCTGCGCTTGCGGCGGGCAACGAGCAAGCGACCGACCGGCATCGTCTGGGTCAGCAAGAAGATGATCAGCGCCAGTCGGTTCAAGCCGACCCAGCGCAAGGCCGGAGTGACGATCAAGGTCCGTAAGGGGGGCGCTCGGACGATGCTCAAGGGAGCGTTCGGGCCGAAGCGTCCGCGACTCAAAGGGGGCGTCTACCGTCGATCGGGATACGGCCTGGTGCGGAGTGCCGTCCGTCAGGCGAATCGGCTCCTCGGTCGACGCAAGGGAGGCGGACGCGAACCGATCAGGACGGTGCCCGGATACAGCCTGGCCGCCGAGGCCTGGGCGACCGGCATGATGCGGGAGGTCCTGCGGGAGCGGAAGGCGCTCCTCAAGAAGAACCTCGAGCGACGACTCCGCTTCGTGCGGCTGGCGCTCGCCGGACAGATCAAGCAGGCACGAGGGTCCGCGTGACGAACGTCCCGGTCGACGAGCTGATCATCGCCGAAGTCGTGACCCGCCTGCAGCGGATCACGATCGAGAACGACTTCGCGCATGACGTCGCTCAGGTCGTCCGCAGCAATCGCCTCGGCACGAACTGGAAGCCGACGCCCAAGACGATCCTCGTACGCAAGGGGGACGAGCAGCGAGCTCCGGAGCTGGACCTGCCGGGCAACCCATCGGCGATCGGGTACCTGCTGCCGGTCGAGCTGGAGATCAACGGCAACGCGGATCCGCGGGGGACGGGGTCGGCCGAGACGCTGCCGGCCGAGCTGCTCGCCTGCGTCCGTCAGGCGATCACCAATCCGCCGACGAATCCGAAACAGTGGCACACCTTCGGCGGCCTGGCGATCGACGCCGAGTTCGATGCGCCCGTCAACGAACTGACCGACGCCGGCGAAGTCTCCGGCATCAACGTCGCGATCTCGGTCTGGTACCGGATCTCGGAAAACAACCCGTACCAAGCGAGGGCCTGAGATGCCTCTTCTGAAGCGCAAGCGTGTCCTGGCCGCCAAGGTCGAGGGGACTCCCGGTACCGCCGAGTCGCTGACCAACGCCGAGGGGGCGTTCAACGTCTACGACCTGATGATCCAGCCCTCGATCGAAGTCGAGAGCCGAGAGCAGCAGGGATCGTTCGCCGCACTCCCCGGCGTGCCCGGAGCGCGGACCGGCAAGGCGACCTTCAAGGTCGATCTCGGCTGGGACGGGACGTCCACGATCCCGAGCTGGGCAAGCGTCTTCCTGCCGGCGTGCGGCTACGTCAACGCCGCCGGCACGCTCACGCCCCGCAGCGAGGCACCGGGCTCGAACGTCAAGACGCTGACGCTCGCCGCCTACGTCGACGGCGTGAAGAAGGCGATCGCCGGAGCGGTGGGCAACGTCAAGTTCACGTTCCCCACCGGCAAGATGGCGTACGCCGAGTTCGAGTTCACCGGCAAGTGGGTCGCGCCGACCGACGTCGCGCTGATCACGCCGACCTATCCGACGGCGTCGCCGCTGCGATTCGCGGCCGGCTCGTGCCTGCTCAACAGCGTGGCGCAGAAGGTCTCGCAGGTTCAGTTCGACGCCGGCAATCAGGTCAAGCTGCTCGAGGATCCGGCCGACGCGACCGGGTACTCGTACGCCCTGATTACCAACCGCGAACCGAAGTGGACCCTAGATCCGGAGTCGGTGCTCGTCGCCGGCCAGGATCGATTCGGAGCGTGGCTGGCGGCGACCGAGTGGGCGTTCGCCGTGACGCTCGACGGCCCGACCACCGCGACGCTCGCCTTCGAGAGCGACAAGTGCCAGATCGTCAACCTGCAGGAAGGGGACCGCGAGCGGGTCGTCGTCGATCAGCTCGAGCTCCGCGTCCTGCGGAACACGTCGGCCGACACCGACGTGCAGATCATCTTTACCGAGGCCTCCTGATCCCATGAGCTGTTCCATCGAACCGGGACGCACGTTCGACGTCGTGCTGCCCGAACACGCCGACGACCCGCAGCCGCTGACGTTCGTCGCCCGCGCCGCCTCCGCTCGTCAGAGCCTGGCCGTGCTCGGGGCGATCCGCGAGATCGCCGGCGGCGACATCATCGACGGCAGCCGCAAGCTGGCCGACGCGGTCACGCCGCTGCTGGTCGACTGGCGGAACGCCAAGACGGACGCCGGCGAGGACGTGCCGTTCGCCGTCGACAAGGTCCTGGACCTGCTGACTCTGCGTCAGTACGTCCAGCTGGCGACGAGCGTCGCCGGGCGGCTGGAGGCCGCCGAGCGAAAAAAATCCGAATAGCGGCCCTGCTTCGCTGCGGCATGTTGTGCCGCAGCTGCGGAGGCCGCTGCCGGGACGCTCCGACTCCGGAGTGCCCGGCCGAGATCGAGTGCGGGGAGTGCCAGGGCGAGGGCTGCCCGCATTGCGATCAGGGGCACTGGCGCCTCGAGTCCTGTCCCCGGGAGTACCTCGACAGCGAGACCTGGCAGGCGGTGATGTTCGCCGGCGACGCCGATCGAGGACACCTGCCGCTGCCGGGCGGCCCGCTCGCTCACACGGCGTGGGTCGTCGCGC